AGAAGATTATTATATAATAAAGCTCCTCGTACCTGAATTGGTGTTGCTTTCTTATAAATTGTTTTAGAATCGGAATATTCGCTAATTCCTTTACAACCTCTGGGAAATGCCACATCTTCAAACGGCAATGTCATAAATTCTTTCTTAAAACTTTGAATAAATTCTATAACAGTATTCTCATCTTTAGTCATAATAAGATTGATAGCTTTTTTAATATTTTTACGACAAGCCTGGGGAGTAGAGGATCGTACTGCTTCAATACCAGTAATCTTCAGATAAGGTTCAGTATACTGTACACCTTCGTTATTGTAGACGTTCATGATATAGCGTTTCTTGGCTGTCCAGATTGCTTTGTCTGCAATAGCTTCGCGCTTCATCTTCATTTTTTGAGAGTAGGCATTAACATATTCGCCAAGCTGTTCATAGCAGCGCTCAATAAAAGGTTCCAGTCGATCCTCGCACACCCTATCAAGGAATTTGACGATTTCCTCAGTAGTCTTGCCCTCAAGGCCGCATTGACTGACCAGACGCTCAAGCGTAATGTAAATAGAATCCGTATCGCATGCCAAGACATAATCCATATCCTCCGTCTTAAATAATTTATTTAAATATTTGTTTACATCTCGTTCAATCCATTTGATGGACAACTTGCCCGATAGTGTTATAGACTCTGCCAATTTATCATCAAACCAACGAAAGAACTCATTGGACAAAGCACCGTATGCTGAGTTAAGCTGGATCTTCTTTGCCAGCTGCATATTATGATTCTGAGCAATTGCTTTTTCTGTCTCATAAGAAGGATTGAGTTCGTGTTTCTGTTTGGCTTCGATCATTCTTTTCTTATAAACAACACGATCATCATACATTTTCTGCATGAGGCGTGGGAGGAATCCCATCTCATTCTTGCTAAACAAACTACCAGATCCTGTGCAGGTTAGATTGTTAGAAGTGATGTGATTCTTTACATTGAAGTCATTAAGATAATTATCTAACATTCGGTCAACGCCGTCATCACCTCCCAGACCTTCCATGTGTCCTGCATATGTTTCGGGTGAGATGTTATACTGCATGATCAGATGAGGATACAGCGAATTTAAATCGAACGAAACAACCCACTTGTGCATTCCTACCTGAGGATCTTTTACATGGGCTCCGATAATTTGCCTGTCTTTGGATGTCCTCTTGTTCTGAGGAACTACGATACGCTGGCTTAAAAGATAGTTATGAATAATCACATCCCACATCTTAACTGATGTAAATGTATCCTGATAGTTTACCTTGCCATCATAGGCAATGGCCAATACCTGTTCAATAAACTTCAGCTTATCTTCCAGACGATCAACAAGATCCACATCTCGAATATTATACTCGATGAACTTCTGATAATCTTTCTTGTAAAGATCGAACAGTGAATCGTATTCGGAATAATCCATCTTGCGCTCACCCAGCTCTACATTACAGATATGATCCAGACGATAGGACTCCTGCATCGTAAAAGAAAACTTCTTGTACAGAGCCATATAGTCAAGAGTGGCGATACCTATAGGAACATATATTTGATTATCTCGTCCATTAATGACAATAGTTCTCTTCTCGAGCATTTCCCATGGCGACAACTTCTTTGCCATATGACTGCCAAGGATCTTTGTTATGCGATTAATGATGTAGGGAATGTCGAAGAACTCCACGTTCCAACCAGTGATAATATCCGGATTGATGGAGCGCCAGGCATCTAAAAATTTAATTAAAAGTTCAGTTTCGTCTTTACAGTTGATGTATTTTATTTTGGGATTATCTGTCTTAAATTCTCCAACACCAAGAGCGATGTAGAGATCTTTAACCTTCATTGTTATTGCTGTAATAGCTTTGTCGGCAGTTTCAATATTGGGAAATCCCTGATCTGCTGCAACTTCAATATCGATATTGAGTTTTGAGATTAACTTGGGATCGTAATCAATTTCACCCGGATAATAGTCATTGATAAAAGTATATGCGTAATTATTAAATCCGTAGACTTCAAATCCTTCTACGTCAGAATATCTTTTAATAAAATCTCTTGCCTCACCAGGAGAAGGAAAGTCAATCTTGTCCACCTTCTTGCCTCGGAGATTGCGATAGGGGCTGTCGTTATTCTTAGAATGAATAAACAGATAAGGTTTACAGGGGATTTTTTCCTGTACACGTTTACCATTTTCATAGCCACGCAGGAGAATGTCATTATGATGCAAGGAAATGTTGGTATAAAATTTTGTCATTCTACCATTCTATAGTTATTGTTCAAAAGAGTCAAGGGGGAAATCAATCCCCCTTGCGTATTATTTGGAACCCTCATTAGTAATAAATGTCACTTCTCTCTAATATCTGGCCAACCTGGACTCACCATCTTCGAGTGCCTCCCTTTGAAACACGCTCGATATCACAGCGAGAAATGCCGATATCAGACAGCTCTTTATCTGAAAGAAATGACAGTTCTTTACGAGTATTAGATTCCTTGATCCTCTTGGAATACCATTTCACAAAGTTATGGATAAGTATATCTACTGACATTCATTTGCTCCCTTCTGCTAAAAAACTTTTTTCTGTTTTCACAGTTGGAGAAGAAGGTTCGTTGATGTCTACCTTCTTGGGTTTCTTAGAATCAGGAATGATTGCCTCGAGCCAAATCTTCAACATACCATTGATAAGATCTGCATTTTTGATCTCTACTGAATCTGCAATAGAGAATGTACGAGTGAACGGACGATCAGCAATACCCTTGTAGATATACTGATTATTAAGGCCTTCTTGTTCTAGATCGCCAACATCGGTATGTCCAGCAATCGTAAGAGTGCCGTCTTGGATAGTAACGTCAAGGTTATGCTTACCGAAACCAGCGACTGCCATCTCGATAACATACTTATTTTCGTCTACCTTGACGATGTTGTATGGTGGATAGTTGGGGATAACTTTGGCCATCGTCTCAGAAGCTTCCTGAAACTTCTTGATCATGCCATCATAACCGACGAAATGCTTTCCAAATCTGTCTGCAGGAAAAGCAACGTCAAAGAACTTATTAAAGTCAAAAGTAGTCATATAGACCTCCTATTAAGCAAGGTTGATTGTGTAAATGTAGCTCCATTACGGCAACTACATAAATATATATAATGTATATCAGTATGAATGTCAAGAGAATAAAAAAATATTTTTGAAAGCAAACGCATGATTAGTTTTAAAGATTTCATAAAAGAAGAAGAATCCGATGATACCGCAAAGATCATAAAAAGCTTTGTCGATTTTGCTAGCGAACGTCTAGGTATCAAGAAACATCCCAAAGTCACGCTGATCAAAGATCCCCAGGTTGCAAGCGACCGCAAGAGTTTCGGTGGGTATCTGGTCGGACAGGGCAAGATCGAGATCAGCATCGGGAATCGCCATGTGATGGATGTCATGAGGACCCTGGCACATGAGCTCGTGCATTACAAGCAAGACACGGACAATGTGCTTAGGCATGACAGCGGTGAAGATGGTAGCGAACATGAGAATGAAGCAAACGCAAAAGCAGCTGTCATAATGAGGGTCTGGGCCAAGAACAATCCTGATCTGTTCCAGAAGGCAGCGATCCTTGCAGAAGAGTGGACAAGCTATGACCAATGAACCTGTTACATTGACAGCAAATGCAAAGAAGTATCTATTGGATTCTTGCTTATCAGCAGACAAACCCGGTATCAAGATACAGGTCAAAGGCGGAGGTTGTGCTGGGTTCAGCTACGAGTATAACTTCTTAAATGAAGCCATCAAACCTTTTGATGGAGTTGTTGATCTGAGCGATGACAAGAAATTAGTGGTAGACGGGATGAGCCTTATGTATGTGATAGGCACTGTGCTTGACTATGAACAGAAATTGGGTTCTGCCGCTCTGGTATTCAAGAATCCCAATGAAGTGTCATCCTGTGGTTGTGGGAAGAGTTTCAGTGTATAAGATATACGAAAATTCCTATAAAGATGGTAAGATATACTTTACTGTATACAATGCCAATGGTTTTTTGGTCCTTTTAACGAGACAAGCATCGGAAATTAATAAATACAAGAACAGATGATTTGACCTTCTTTTTACAATGTTTTTATTAAAAATTTAATGTAAAGAGGAATTCAAATGGTACCCTTAGACCCAAAAGAAGCAGCCAACCTGGGCAAGGCCTGGGGTGAAACAATCACCGATAGCGTGTTTGGTATAGCCGATGACATGAAAAAAGTCAAGGCTAAAAACATTGCCACAAAAGCACGCAACGAACTCGTACAGATCAACAACGACATAGCCAAGAACAATGCCTTGCTACGCAAGCAGGCGATGCAGGAGATAGCTTCTGAGCAAGAGCGTGATAGGATTGCCAAGATGAATCCTGCTCAGAGAGAAGCTTACAAGAAGTCAAAAGCACGTGCTGCTTTAGATGCACACAATCGTGAGATCGAAGCAGAGAATGCCAAGCAGGTCGTGATGGCGGTCGTGATATTAGTATTGCTGATATCAATAGCTGCTGGCGTTGCA